GCTGGGCTCATAACCCAGAGGTCCATGGTTCAAATCCATGCCCCGCTACCAACGCCTCGGGATTCACTTTGAAGAATCCCGAGGCTTTTTCTATATCCTCAAGGCTCCAAGCAACACGGCGCGTCATTTTCTGAGAAATGGCCGACCTATCCACACCGAGCGCTTCAGCTAGTTTTGTTTGGTTCACGCCCCGCAACGCCATAGCTACGCGCATGTTTCGCGTAACCACGTCTTGCAGACTCTCACGCTGTTCTTCCCCCGTCGCAACGGGCATTGCAATTGTTTGTGTCATAAACAGAAGTTTAGCACAGCTTAATTTTGTTGGTTAATCACTCGACACGCGGGAATGAATCTCACCAACTTATATGTATGATGTTAGCGTGACTAAACAAACTAGACCTGAAATCACCACTGGTGAGCTGATTAAACGCTTACTGGCCTTTAATGGCTTGACACAGCAAGACATGGCCGATGCAATTGGTTGCAGCCGTTCCAGCGTCTCGCAGAAATGCGCCGGGCATGTCATTCTCACCGCTGATGAAATCGCCAAGACTGCCGACCTGTTGAACGTCAGCGCTGATGTTCTGTTGGGCCGCAAGCCGTTAGAGGTGAAGTGACATGCCTGTTTTCACCAAGAAATCACACAACCATTTCGACGTTGACCATTTCGAGGTTGACAACTCGTTTGGTTTCAGAATCACCGTTGACGGCGATTACTTCGCTTTCGCGGGCATGAGTCTGGGCGACCTCGTGACCATCAACCAGCACATTGCCGAGGCAATCAGGAAGGGGCGTAGAAATGCGCTATGAGACCAAGGAAGGGGCCGATTGTGAGAGGGATTAGAACCGTTCTTGCGGCACCGTTCGCGGTGCTGGCGTTCGCGCTTGTGACCGTTGCCATGTTCAGTGCCCGAGCCGCCATGTGGATTAGCGCCGGTTACAGGGGCGCGGTGAAAGTAGAGGCCGAACTATGAGCATGTTCCAGACACCTACGCGCGTGTGGGCGAACGCTCACCCCGAGTATCCGGGATTGTTTGAGATTCATTCCGACAGCGGCGATATTGCGTTGAATCAGGTGGCGACCCGACAGACTCTTGAGGCGCTACGCGCGTCCATCAACGACGCTTTGGCTCAGGACGATTTGCGCCGCCGAAGACGACGGTAGGCGTTTGCCGATAACTGAATGTGCCGTAATCGGGGGCGACTCTAGGTGACCCGTAGCACGTTGAAAGTACCCTAGCGCGGCTTGCTCACCGCGTTACAAACACACGCCCTGTGGGGGCGTGGTTAAGACGGCGCGGGGACGCCATGCGGGTTACTGAACGACTTGGGGCGCATTGTCAGGGCGCAACAGGGTGCAGCACCGTCATACGTGGCGGGCCTCTTGTCGTGACCTTGCGCGCGGCTTCGGCCGCTGACCTCAAAGCGATATACGCGGCTCCGTTACGAAGCAATTTGGGCGAACCTCACTGGAAACGACGGCGAAGCCTTGCGCTTCAACGCTTGTTTCCGGCTTAGGTTCCCCCGCTCAACCGCTCACCACCCGAAGGTCACATGAAATGAAAACCCGGTTAATCACGATTCACAAGAACATCAACCAAGCACTTACGACGAAACGAGGCAACAAGATGGGTTATGCAGTCTCTTACAAACGTTCCGGCCGTCCGACTTCCCGGCGTGCCAAGCGTCAGTCACCGGCGAATAAGGCCCAGCGGACGAAGGACATGAAGAACGCTATCAGGTGGAACGTCGCCCAGTTGGAGCATGACACCACGGGCACCGACTCGATTGAGCGTGGCATGGTGTGCAAGCTGCTGCATCTCGGCAAGATTGCGCCGACCGCTGACCCGACCGGAGACCATGTGTTGCAGCAGCTTATCAGTGAAGGCTACGTGCAGCGGCCTCGCAAGCGCGCCGGTGTTCAGGTGTTCGACCGCGCCGACCTGTTGACCTCGCTCAAGGCTTACGCGGGGGTGTGCTGAATGAACCCGCGCGCGAAACTCACGACCGCTCAGGCCGCACGGTACTTGCATCGTTCACAAAGGCAGATGGAGCGCATGAGGGCGGACAACACCGGCCCCGTCTGGTTCAAGGCCGGTGACGCTATCAATTCGCCGTGCCTGTACGAGGTTGCCGACCTTGACCGGTGGGTGATGGAGCAGAAGGGCAAGGCGTGACAATGGCGACAAGGGGATTGAAGCGCCAGCGTGGAACGATACCGCGCCGCGTGCGCGAAGAGGTCATAGAGACATGGGGCAATGACTGTTGGCTGGAATTGCCGGTATGCACGCACCACGGCGAGGAAGACGACCATATCATACCGTTCAAGGCCGGTGGCCGTGGCACGGTGGCGAACATACGGCGCGCGTGCAAGGCGTGCAACATCAGCCGAAGCAACCGTGTGCTATCCGGTTACGGCGCGACTATCCACGCGGTTATCGGCCCGCCGTGCGCCGGTAAGAGTTCCTATGTGGCGCAACACGCGGCGAGTGACGCGCTGGTGCTGGACTTCGACCAGTTGGCTTCGGCGCTTACCCTTGGCGGTGACGTGAAGGCCAAGCCCACGGCCCCGTTGATTCAGGCGGGCCAAGGCGCATGGCAAGGCGCGTACAACAAGCTGGTGCGCATGAACGCGCCTGTTGACGTGTGGCTTATCAAATCGATACCGGCCAGCCACGCTCACCCTCGATTGCTTGAGGAATGGTTGGCGCTCGACTATGACATTCACGTTGTTGACCCCGGCGCTGCCGTGGTGTTCGACCGGTTGGAGACGCAGCAGCGCAACGAGGGCGCTAGGCAGACGGCGCGGCAATGGTATTCGCTGCATCTCTCGCAGCAGCTCGTGGACGTGAGACAGGCCGCGCGGCGTGCGAAGCTCGTTGCCCTTGGCCTTCGTTCGGGTTCAACGTCTGTTGCTTCACGGCCCGAGTGGTGAGGCTCGTTTTTTAAACGGACGGCCTTGGAAATCACCCCGCGCCAAGTTTTTTTCACCCCCAACCAAAAATAAAAAAAGCCTGAAAACGGCGGAATTGCAACGAAAAGAGGCGAACAATGGCAATTCAGGGAACCTTTGAGGGATTCTCGGAAATCGGCAATCGTCAGGGCTTCATGGAGACGCGCACACGCGCCAACCTCAAGACGTTCTTCGATGGAAAGACCGTCACCGAGGCCGCTGACACCTACGCGGCGCTGATGACCGCGATAGCGCACAACATCGATAGCTATCTGGCGTTGGGCAAGAACATTTCGACGCTTGCGGACAGCTATAACAACGCTTTCGACCATTTGCGCGAACTGTACCCCGAGGCCCCCGAGCTTGACGAGAATCTGGCCGCGCTGCTGACCGAGGCGAAGGCGTGACCGTGCCAATGCGCGGCGGCACCGCGCGGAACTTGGAACGCCGGACTGACGGCGCTATAGTGGCCCGCTTTGCCGAACTGCTGGGTACGCCCCTATTGCCGTGGCAACGGCTCGTGGCGGACGTGGCCGGCGAAATCGACCCCGACACCGGAACATACTTCTACGACACGGTGATTCTCAGCACGCCGCGCCAGTGCGGCAAGTCAACGCTGGTGGACGCTTGGGACACGCGGAACACGCAGTGGGGGCCGAACCGGTATGTTTACTATCTCGCCCAGACCGGCAAGGACGCTGGCGACCACTTCAAGAAATTCCTGAAGACTTTGCAAGCCTCACCGCTCGCCCCCATCACAGGTAGGCCGTACATGGGACGCGGCAGCGAGGCCCAGCCGTTCCGTAACGGTTCCATCATCATGCCTAAATCGGTGACGAAGGTATCAGGCCACGGCGTACAGGGCGACAAGGTGACGCTGGACGAGGCGTTTAGCCTAAGCGAGGAAACCGGCAACATGATTCTTGACGGCTTCGTGCCGACCATGGCGACACGATTGCAAGCCACCGGCGTGCAGCCACAGCTGTGGATAACCTCGACCGAGGGCACGGCGGACAGCACGTTTTTCAACCGGAAACTTGACGAATGCCGAGCGGGCGACCAGTCGCGGCGTACCTGTTGGTTTGACTTCGGGTTGCCGCCCGACGCTGACCCCGAGGACCTTGACATGATTATGCGCTA